AAAACACAAATGATTCTTGATGACAACGGTGCCCCTTCTGACCGTCACATAGTTCTTGGAACTGCCGCAAATGCGAATGTTCAGGGTTATCAGAACGGTTTGATTTATGCCAACACTTCCCCTGATGGTGGTCAAGCGTTCCGCACTGGCACAATCGGTCAACCTGGTTTCGGCATGGGCTTTCATGCTTCAGGTCAGGTTCTCACGTTCGCAAAAGGAGCAATGGCAAGTGCAACCGTCACTGATGACGGTTATGCAATCGGTGCTACAAACCTGTTGCTGACAAATGCGGCAGGTACAGGCGTTGTTGCCGCAGGTGACGTTGTAACCTTTGCAGGTGATGCAAACCAATACGTTCTTGCGTCAGTTTCATTTGCCGGGGCAAACCCTGCAACTGGTGATTCAATCACCCTTGCTGAACCGGGTCTGCTTGTTGCAATGAGTGCCGCAACCAAGGCAATCACTGTTGTCGCAAACAGTGCCCGCAACATGGCATTCAGTCGGTCTGCAATAGCACTTGCAACCCGCATGCCTGCAATGCCTGAAGGTGGTGACATGGCTGACGATGTAACCGTTATCACTGACCCGGTTTCTGGTCTTTCTTTCCAGATAGCCGCATACCGTCAGTATCGTCAGGTGCATCATGAGGTCGGTCTTGCTTGGGGTGTGAAGTCTGTTGCACCACGGCACATTGCACTTCTTCTTGGTTAATCACTGAAAGGCAAAAAGCGGTGATTTGAAAACCCCTGTTGGCAATGATGCTGACAGGGGTTTTGGAAGTAGAAGGTTTTGAAAATTAACCAAAACACGGAGAAGAAAGATGATTGTACCAGTTGTCACAGTTGAAACAAAACAGGGTTTGGTTGAAATCAACGAAAGTGATTTTGACAAAAAGAAACACAAGTTGGCAAGTGCCGCTTCAATCAAGAAAGCAAGCGAAGCAAAAGAAACCGACACCCCCAAAAAATAAAGGGGTAACAAATGGCTTTAATAGTTGAAGATGGTTCAGGCAAAAGTGATTCGGAAAGTTATATTTCAGTAACAGATGCCGATACCAGACAGGCGGCACTTGGCTTGACTGATTGGGCAGGTTTGTCAACCGCAGAAAAAGAACAACTGTTGCGGCAGGCGGCAGACTACATGTTGCAAGTGTATCGTTCGGGTTGGAAGGGCAACCGGATGCTATCAACGCAGGCACTTGACTTTCCACGGTACGGAATTGTTGTTGATGGTTTTGACATTGGCAATGATGTTGTTCCCGCAGAAGTTGCCAACGCATGCGCAGACCTTGCATTGCAGGCAAATTCAGGTGTTCTTTTGGTGAATCAGGGTCAGAAGGTTATCAAGAAGAAGATTGCAGTTCTTGAAACCACATATGAACCTTCATCTTCCCCCGTTGTCAGGTACAGTGCGATTGATGGAATGCTTGCACCCTACCTTGACGGCATGGGTGGCAATGCAATGCCAATGGTGCGTGTCTGATGGGATACGAGCAAGATGCAATTGACGCAAGGGCAACACTTCTTGCTGATGGTCAACTTGTCAGGGTGCGTGTTTTTTCTGAAAGTGAATATGATGAAGAAGCAGGCGAAGCAATCAGGACACATGTTGACACGAATGTGCCGGGGGCAATCTTTGACTTCTTCTTTGGAGCAGTTGCCCAAACTGGAACAGAGATTGAAAAGGGTGACAAGCGTTTGTACTTGGCAAGTGATGTTGAAATTTCACCCGGCAATGTTGAAATCAAGGTTGGCTCAATTGATTATCAGGTTGTTGGAATGCGTGAAGTCAACCCGGCGGGCGTTGTTGTCCTGTATGATTTACACTTGAGAAAGTAAATGACCACACAAACCTTTGCGCTCGACCTGAAAAAGTTTGCTGACAAGTACGGTAAAAAGGCTGACTTGGTTGTGCGAAAGGTTGTTCTTGATCTTGGCAAAGCGGTTGTCATGCGCACACCTGTTGGCGACCCTTCATATTGGAAGGGCAAAGCACCAAAAGGGTATGTTGGCGGCAGGGCAAGGGGCAACTGGCAACACGGCACCCGGTTGAAGAAGTCACAGTTTGATGTCACCGACAAGAAAGGTGGCATGTCAATGGCACGTATTCTGACCACCTTGCCAAGGGATGCGGGCGGCAAAATCCATTACCTATCAAATAACGTTCCATATATTTTACTGTTAGAAAAAGGCACACTTTCGCCACGGCAGGCACCGTTGGGAATGGTGGCAGTGACAATCAAGCAATTCAGCAGGTTTATGCGTGACGCAACCAAGGGCGTGAATAAATGAGTCGGGCAACAATCAGGGCATTACTTGAGGGGAAGTTAAAGGCAATGACACCTGCACTTTCAACTGCTTGGGAGCATGTCAAGTTCACACCAAAAACAGGCGTTGCATATCAACTTGCAACCCTTCTTTATTCAGACACACAAAACCCTTCAGTGGGTAATAACATGTACAGGGAAGATGGAATTTTCAACGTGAAACTTGCATACCCTGTTGGTAAAGGTTCAAGGAACATTGAAGCAAGGGCAGAACTTATCAGGTCAACATTCAACCGTGCTTTGACGCTGACAAGTGGTGGCGTGAACGTAATTGTTGAAAACACACCGTCAATTGAAATGTTGCAAGGCGAAAAAGACCGGGCAGTGATGTTGGTTAAGATAAATTTTTACACAGAAATATTTTTATAAAGGGGTAACAGATGACAGTTGCAAACGGAATTAACAGTGTAATGATTGCAAAGAAGCAGTCAGCGGAAGGCACCAAGGCAACTGCTTCAGGTGCCCAAGAAATGCGAAGGGTGACGGCGGAATTTGCCACGGAAGCAGATAAATTTTCATCAAACGAAATCAAGACAAGTCAACAGCAGGGTGACACAAGGCTGTCAAATTTCAGGGTTGCCGGGGCGTTGGCAGGTGAAATGTCTGCAACCACGTATGAAGAATTTATTGCCGCAGTTCTGCGAAAAGACTTTGTGGCAGGTGCTACAACCGGGGCACTTTCTGATATTGCCTGCACCGCAGACGGTTTCACAAGCACTGCCGCAGGGTTTTTGACTGACGATTTTAAGGTTGGCATGATTGTCAGACCTTCAGGATTTGCCGGGACTGCCGCAGTTCATAACACGCAGAACTTTCTTGTGACCGCAGTTGTGGCAGGCACGCTTTATTGCGCACCGTTGAACGGTGACACGATTGTGACACAGGCAAGCGGCGACACTGTGACCATTGCCATGATGGGCAAGGAATCGTATGTGCCCGCAACTGGTCACACAACCGATTGGTTCACAGTTGAAATTGCAAACAATGACGTGTCTGTGTATAGAACTTTTGTTGACCAGATTGTTGACAAAATGGAAATCAAAATACCTGCGGCAGGAATGGCAACGGTTGACTTTGCCTTCATTGGCAAAACTGAAGATGACCCGGTAGGCACGCAATACTTCACCGCACCAACTGCACAGACCAAGACAGGCAACTTTTCAGGTGCAACCGCACTTCTTGCCGTGTCAGGAACACTGTCAGTTGTTTGTACGGAAATGAACTTTTCACTTGAAGCAGGCGGGGAAACCCACCCGGTCATTGGTTCAAAATATGTTGCAGGTGTCAGCCGGGGCAAGGTCATGGGAACGGGCACTTTTTCAGTGTTCCTTGAAGATGACACCAACCTTGAATATTTCAGGGAAGAAACAGAAATTGCAATTGCCTATGCAATGGCGGCAACAAACGCAATCAATTCTGACGCAATGGGCATTTCAATGCCACGCATCAAAATCACTTCAGCGGCAGTGTCGGACGGCGAGACAAGCAAGATTGTCACATGTTCCTTTGACATGCTTGAATTTCTTGACGACACAGACACGCAATACAGGCTGTCCACAGTCGCCGTGCAGGATACCACCCTATAGCATACACCACAGGGGGGAATGCGTGACGCACCCCCTTTAACTTCTTTTTGAGGGATTCAAAATGATGGACTTGGCAAAACTTGATGTTCTTGAAGCGTGCAACAACCCGGTTGAAACAGAACTGAAACACCCGGCAACTGAAAGGGGCATTGGTTCGTTCGTTTCAATACTTGGTTGTGAATCAACCGAAATGCGAAAGCATGAAAGACTGATTGCAGATGAAAAGATTGCTGAAATGCGGTCAGGAAAGGTGAAGCGCACGCCCGATGAAGGGGTGCAAAGAATAATCAATGTTGCACTTGCCGCAACAGTCGGGTGGCGAAACGTAAAGCACAAGGGCAAAAAGTTAGAGTTCACAAAAGAAAACGCCAAGATGCTTTTCAACGTGCCGGGTCTTGATTGGATACCTGTACAAATCTATAAAGAAGTTCAGATGCTTGCACTTTTTATGAAGGGTTAGTCAGCACCCTTTGCGAACATGCTGAACATGAACACAAACTGCACAAGCCGACAAAAGACGGGGCGACAATTTTTGACCATCTTCAAAAGGTCAGAAAGCAAACAGGAAAAACACCTGTTGAACTTTTGCGGGAACCTTTGCCAATAGGTGTTGTTCATGTATGGAGTTGGTGGCGTGAATTGCACACAGCGAGAAGACCGGGGGAACCTTTCACGTATGGTGAAATAATTTCTTGGGCATTTTTGATGCGGGTCAAATTGCGACCTTGGGAAGTGAAGGCACTTTATTCATTGGAACGTGTTTATTTTAAAGGGTTGAACAATGGCTGAAGATATTGCAACATTAGCAATCAAAGTTGATGCAAGGGACACTGACAAGGCATCAAAGAAACTTGATAGGCTGACCAAGACCGGGAAGCGCACCGAAAAGGGCATGAAATCCCTGACGGGTTCAATGGCAAAAATGGTCACTGTTGTTGGTGGTTTTGTTGGGTTTGGTGCAATGGCAGTCGGCATGAAGAAAGTTATTTCGCTTGCTTCTGACATGGAAGAAACGCAGGCAAAGTTCAACGTTGTCTTCAGGGACATGACAGAAGACGCAGAACTGTGGTCAAAAACACTGGTAAGTTCTTACCAGATGTCAGGTGAAGAATCAAAACGCTACCTTGGAAGTCTTCAGGATTTACTTGTGCCAACTGGCATGGCAAGGGAAGAAGCAGGGGCAATGGCAAACGAGTTTGTCAAACTTGCCGCAGACCTTGGGTCGTTCAACAACTTACCAACTAATATTGTAATACGTGACATTCAGTCAGCCTTGGCGGGCGGGTCTGAAACCATGACCAAGTACGGTATTGACATCAAGGTTGCAACGGTCAAGCAGGAAGCGATGAACCTTGGCTTGTGGGATGGTGTTGGAGCAATTACCAAACAGGCAAGGGCGCAAGCGGTTCTTTCTTTGGCATACAAACATTCTTCAGATGCGGTTGGTGATTCAATCAGGTCTGCGGGTTCATACGCACTTCAGATGAAGGAACTGCAAGCAAAGATTGCCGACACAGGAACGGCAATTGGTAACAAACTTCTTCCAAAGGCAACAGAGTTCATTACCAAAATGAACGATTGGGTTGACCAGAACCAAGAACTGATTGACCAGAAAATTGATGAATACGCCAAGAAGGTTGGTGAAGGTTTCAAGATGCTTGGCGAAGCAATGAAATTCGTTCTTGAACACAAGGAAATCATTGCTTCACTTGCCGCCTTTGCACTGGTCGCACCAAAACTTGCAGGTGGCATCAACCTAATTTCAGTTGGGTTCAAAGGTCTTGCAGTCAGTGCGGGCATACTTGGCACATCAATGCCAATTGTCACGGCGGCAATCGTTGCATTTGGTGCCGCATACAAGGCGGGCGAATGGGCGACAATGCACAGTTCAACCAAGGGCACGCAAGAAGCATTTGACCAATTGGGGGCAACAGCAAGGGACGTTGCACCACAGTTGTTGGAAATATCAGAAAGAACAGGCATTGTTGTCACATCGCTTGATGAACTTGAAGCGGCAACCAAGGCGGGAACACTTGCATGGTCAGAAGACCTGCAAATGATGCTGAAGGTTGAGCAGGTCAGGAAGGCAATTGTTGATGGAAAGGCAAAGGAAAAAGATGCCGCACTTGCCAAGGCTGAAGCAGAAAAGGTTGCGGCAGAACAGGCGAAAATTGCCAAGGAAAAGAAAGAAGCAGAAGCACTTGCATTGGCAGAAGCAACCAGAAAACTTGAAGAACACACCGCAGTCATTGCAACTTCAACTGCATTCATGGGCGAAGCAGTCATTGCAGATGAATTGGCAACTGAAGGCATGTACGGATACAAGACCGCATTGCAATTGGCACTTGAAGGTTCACAAGAAATGGATGAAGGTGTTACGGCATTGACCGCAAAAGAACAACAGCAGTATGATGCAACCAACCTTCTTGCAGGTTCAGTGAATGCACTTGGTGATTCGTACCAATATGCTTATTCAATGGCAAGCAACCTTGCAAGTATGCCAGTATCAACAGCAGGCGCAGGCACACTTTCCCCGGCAGGTGGTGGGTCAGGTGGTGGGTCAGGTGCGGGTTCAGGCGGCGGGGGAACAACTGTCAACAATTTCAACACACCGATGAACCCAAGTCAGGTCGCAAGCATAACAACAGAACAACAACGGCAAGGTAACAGGTTATGAAATTTCTTCTTGGCGGGCATGTCATAAACTTTGAAAGGGGTGCATCTTACCCTGCGTCAAGACCCTATGAAATCATGCAAACCTTTGACAGGGTTGCTTCTGGCACCTTCATGGTTGAAGACTTGGGCATTGACATTGAAACCCGGCAGTTGAATTTCGTTGCCATGACCAAGACTGACCACGATGCCCTGCATGATTGGTACGTAAGTGTTTCAGTTGGTGCCAAAAATTCATTTGAATTTACAGATGAAGTTGGCAGGGTTGGCACTGTCAGGATAGTTTCACCAAGTTTCATTTTCAGGGAAATTGCGTTTGAACTATATGAAGGTCAACTTATTCTTGAGTATGTCTAATGCGAAATGATTTGACTGCCGCTTTTCTGGCAAAAATGGCAGACACATACAGGAAACCAATTCAAGTTCTTGTTTTCCACTTTGAAGAAGGTGACAGGTATATTTCTGACCGTGACATTTCAATTTCAGGGCAACTGTATGACGGCATTGTTGAAAATTGGGGAAGCCTTCAAACGGTTGGTGCTGAAAATGCAATATCTTCAACGGTTCAATTTGACATAACACTGTGGAATGGTGGCACTGAAAGGTTTTCTGACCATTTTTATTCTCAAGACCCGGTTGACGTTTTCGTTGATGCATACCAAACCTTTGAAGGTCTTGGTTGGGCTGACTTTGCAAAGATTGGTGAATTTGTAATTCAAGACCCGATACGGATTGTTGAAGCAAGTGAACTTCTTTCACTGTCATTAATATCTTCAAACATGCGATATTTCGCACAGGTCGGCTCAATACTCACAAGGGAACTTTACCCGAACGCACTTGAAGCAGACCTGAACAAATCAATTGACCTGATTGTTGGCAACGCAGGCAGGGTTCAATGCTTGTGCGCTAACAAACCACCTGTTGCAACCCTTCAAGGTTCAATAATCAGAAGAACTGTTGACATAAGTGTGAACGAAAACCTGTACGAGTTAGGCTTTTCGGACAACGGCACTTCATATCAATACGTCCAAATTGATGAAGAAATAATCAGGTACAGGGCAAGGTATAATGAATATTTTGTTGCCATTGAACGTGGTTGTTTTGGCACGTATGCAACAAGCCATTCAGACGGTTCACAGGTCATTCAGGCAAGGGTGCCTGTCACGTACATTATTGGGCAAGGTTCACTGAAATCAATTTCAGATGTTTTTGTTGGTGGTCAGTCGGCAAGCCAAACATATTCGTGGGACTTGAACAGCAACCCGGCAACAATAACATTTCAAACACAACCAACATATGTTTCAAACTTCAACCTGATTACTGGCACCGTGTATTTTGACCTTATCGGCAATCAAAATTCAGCAGACCAAGCGTGGCGTGCAATAGAAGATTCCAACGTGTCTGACAGTGCCGTAATTCATGCAGGTTCACCATATCACGGAACCCTTGCGGTCATACAAAGAACATCAATTCCTGACAGGGGTGAAATTGTAAATGTATATTTAAATATCACACACTATGCAAAAGACGCATATGTTGGCGATTATGTCAGGGTTTGGGTGTACGGTGTCGGGGAAATCGGAAGGCTTGCAAGACCAAGTGAATATGATGTCATTGACGTTGGTGGTGATGTTGACCTTGACCACCCGCACATACATGCAGACGGCGGCAACCATGACCATTCAAAAGTTGACCCTTCCTTGTCCACAGCAAACCCAAGTCACCCGCACGGTGTTGCCGCTTCACTTCAAACGTCATTGCAAAGTGACAACTATTCACTTATAGAAGAAATTTATGACATATCATTGCCAATAACAGGTGTGAAGCAGTTTTATTTCACATTCCCGCAGACGCAAATTCCCGCAAGGGTCAGGGCGTACAAGGCTTATGTCACGTTTACAATTATAGATTCCCTTGGTGCCGATTGGGTCAATTGGGTCAAGATTGAAATGCGGTCTGATTCTGGTGGCTCTTGGCACACATATCACACACTCACAGACAATGAGCCGGGAAGGTCAAAAACATATCAGATAATTTTTCCCGGTGGTTGGGACTACACCAACCATCAATACGCCGGGGAAGACTTGGGAATGCGTGTCACGGCAGAACTTGCCAACGGTTTATTTGGAAGGTGCCGGGTCAAGTTTGAAAATGCTTTTTTTGACTTTGATGAAATAGTTGACACCACAGACGGCAAGATAACGTCCGTTGTCGCAAGCCATGTACCTGACACTGTCAACAGGCGAGTTGGTGACACAGTATACACCAAAGATTCAACAGTACCAAAGAAACTGAATTTGATGTAACTGATTTTGTACATGACATTGATTGGGATTGGTTCAGCACGGGTGGAACCGGGGCGGGCGACATCGACGGCAGGGAAGTCAGGTTGCTTTTTACGGGTAACTCAAGCGGAACCGCTGTGTATATAACAAAAATGAATTTCACGGTTGAGTACAAGGAACGTGAAAGGAAAACAATTGACGATGTTTCATGCGTTGTTATTGGTTCTGATGAAGTTGGAAGCAGGCCGGACGCAGTTGTGCAATATCTGTTGAGCGAAAAAGCAGGGTTGCCAGTTTCAAAAATGGGTTCAATATACCGTGACATTCCAGATTGGGATGACACCGACACATGGGTTGACACAGCGTCTTGGGACGATGAAGGGCAGGTTTCCGGGGTGCCGTCCGGGGCGGCATTTGAAGAAGCAGGGGCATGGTTTGACTTTAACGACTACTCAATTGACGGGGTCTTGTCAGGCGACCTTTCGGTGAAAGATGCAATTGAAGCAATCACTTTTCAGACCCGTTCAAAACTTACATGGCAGGGCGGCAAGGCAAAACTTGCAGTGTTGCGAAACACTGATGAATGGTTGGTTGCAAAAGACATTCCAACGTCATCTATTCAGTTGAAATCTTTTGAGTTGACCAAGAGCGAAACTGAAAGCATTGTGAACAAAATTGACCTGTTCCACACTGTTGACAGAATTTCTGAAGCGTCAGGTTCGGCACAGTACACAGCAACAGCATACGACAGTGACCACGCAAGCATTGTGAAGCATGGTGAAAAAGTTGACCCTGAAAGGTGGTTGTTTGACCTTGTGAGAAAACAGGCAATGGCAGTTCATATTGTTGAATATTACTTGTGGCTACTTGGTGAACCTGCAACGTACTACACCTTGAACGCATACCTTGACAACCTTGACATCGAAAAGGAAGACTATGTCACAATCACTTCTGAAACAATGGCAAATGTCAGGGGGTTGGCAACAACGGTCAAGGAAGTTCAAAGGGTGTTTGGTTCTGGCAAGAATAATCAAATTAATTTACTGAAATTTGTTTGTCAGTCAATCAGGCATAGGTTCTATGCCGTTCCAGAAGAAAGTGAAGTTGGTGTCAAGGACACTTTGGATATTGACTTTGAATTTGAAAGTGAATTTGATGAACCCGTTTTGGTCGGTGACATTCTTGACATTGTTGAAGGTCGGGAACTTTCAAACGATGTCGGGATTGGTGAAAACTTTGAAATATTTGCCGACTTTAACCCCGCACATTTGCATGAAGCAAAAGCAGAGTCAGAAATGGCAACACACTTTGAACTTGAACTTGCAGACGCATTTTCAGCGGAAGAAGTTTTGTCAATTGTGGGTGAAGTGTGTTTTGGTTCAGGTTTGTTTGGTGGTCAAATCGTTGATGGTGAATGCAGTTTGCCATTCGGCGCAAAAACAGTTCACACGGGCACGCCTTTGGATGGTGTTGGTTTGTCAGAATCAATGTCATGTGGTATAAATAACAGTGAAGAAAGTGAAGCAGAAGTTTCAGACAACTTGGTGTTTTCTGAATGTTTCGGTTGTGCTTCAGGGATTGGTTCAGGGATGGGACGGACACCATTTGGTGATGTTTAATAAACGGAGAAAAAAACAATGAAAGAAAATCTGAAATTCACAGGAAAGTTGACCTTGTGCTTGCGTGGTGCTGATGGGAAAATCAAAGAACGCCAAACAATTGACAACTTGGTTGTTGACACTGGCAGGTACCACATTGCAGACCAACTTTCCGACCAAGGTGAAGCGGCAATGTCACACATGGAAATTGGCACAGGTTCAACAGGGCAAGTTGCGGCAGACACGGCACTTGAAACACCCTTGAACCGTCAAGCCTTGGCAAGCAAGACACAGGGCACTGGTTCAGCGTCACTGGAGCAATCACCGAAGCGGGCATTTTCAATGCTTCTTCAAGTGGTGAAATGTTGTGCCGAACAACCTTTGCAGTGAAAAACAAAGGTGCCCTTGATTCACTCACGTTGACTTGGACAATTTCAATTACAGCATCATAAGGTGACGCAATGCCAACTTACACAAACAGATTAGGACTTTCAAAACCCATCGCAGGTCAATGCAATTGGGACTACGATTGGTATAGAAACCAAATGCTGAACGATGTGGTTTCTGGTCAGCAATTAACAACCAATTACATTGTTTCAGGCGGCAACCTTTCAGGGTATTCAGGGTTGAACTTCAATCTTGATGAAACAATTGCATGGATTGACGGGGAACGGGTTGTTGTCAGTGCAGTTGGTCTTGTCCTGACTGCCGCAGTTGCCGACCCTGAACAAATGAACTGGATATTTATTGACCACCTTGGTGCAGTTCAATGTGATACTGACCCGCCAACAAATGACAATTATTGCTT